CCGGGGGGGGGGGTAGTTGGTTCATTCCATTTCGCCGTGCAGCTTCGCCAGCTTCGTCAAATTCTGAATGTACTTCATGGTCTTGGCTTGATTTTCGGCGCCCATCTCCCGCACCGGGCCGCGCAGCGTGTCCACCTTCTGCATGACCGCGTTCCCCATGTACTCTAAATCGTGCGTGTAATCCTTGTCCAAGAAGAACCTAATGTCGCCCTGTTCTATTTGGACATGGTACGGCTGAACAATGCACGTGACCCACGCGTTCATCAAAATGCGCGGGTTTGTTTTTTTCATCAGCAAGAGAGCGGTCCGAGCGGAATCAATGTCGGCATCGTCCGGGAACACGCTTTGCACGTCGTCGAGAAAATCGGTAAATTGATTTAAAAATGCCTTCATCACAATGGACTTGTCGGAAGACATTGCTGAGGCTGTTGGGGGTGTGTGTGTGTGTGTGTGTGTGTGTGTGTGTGTGGATGTGTGGATGTGTGGATGTGTTGTGTACGAAACGAACCAAACGCAATGTTTATATTTTGCGCAATTATTTTAAATGCATTTTGTTGAACATATTTAAACACAGTTGGAACTTAATAACACTATACTCAACACTCAACACTCAACAATCAACAATCAACAATCAACACTCAAATGGAAACGTTTGCGCCGGAATGGGAAGAATGGATTGACCTGAACCTGCGCCTGGGCAACTGCAAGCAAATCATGTTTCAAAAATCGCTGGATGCGGGATACAGTCACGCGTTATTGAAACGCAAAATCGGCATTGATTATCGGGTCCCGACACCTGCACAAACGCAGGCCTTGGCTCGGGTTGCGCTGAGAACTGCGCAACGGCTCAACGCAAAAAACCTTGAGATTTTTCGCGTGGACGGGTTTTTAACGCCGGATGAGTGCGCCGACATCATTGCGACAATCAACGCGTCGGAACTGACGGAGTCGTCCACGTACAACGCGACTAAACCCACGGAGCGCATTGTGAACGTGGAGCGCACTAGCAAGACGTGTTATTTCGGCGGCACCAATCCGTTCATTGCGGAAGTGGAGAGCCGCATTTGCAAAACGCTCGGCATAAGCAACCGGTATGCGGAACAAATTCAAGGGCAGAAGTATGCCGTGGGTCAAGAATTCCGATTCCACACCGACTACTTTGACCCTGAATTGTTGAAGAAGGATGCCTCCATCAACGGCCAGCGCACGTGGACGTTCATGATTTACTTGAACGACGTGGAAGAGGGCGGGTACACGTCGTTTCCGCGCGCGTTTTGTTCCTGCGCGCCGAAAACGGGCACCGCCATTGTTTGGAACAATTTGTATTCGCAGGCATCAACGGACAATGCCAGCGACTGGGGCAGGGAGAACCCGTTTTCGTCGCACTGCGGCATGCCCATCGTCCGCGGCGAAAAATACATTTTGACCAAGTGGTTCAAGGAAACGGAAATCAACCCGAGCGCACCGAATGAAATTTGCGAGCATCATTTTTTGCCGGCGTTTCACCGCGTGGGGTTTGAAAAGGTGCGCATGCGGCTGGACTGCGTGGATGCCGTGAAAGAGTGGATGAGTCGGGGCATCAACGAATGCACCGACGATGGTCAATGTGCCGACGTATGGACCGACGAAGCGATCCGCCGCGATTCCAAGCATTTGAATCTGGATGCTGCGCCAATCAAACTACTAAATGAGTTGCGCGAAACATTCAAGGACATTCTTACAAAATGGATTGAATACAAAGCACCGCTGATACACACTGCCACATACGGCATTCGCAAATGCTTGGGGGCCAATCATTGCGACAAAAAAACCACGCACGTCATCAGCGCCATCATTCATTTGGACGACGCGTCGGACACCCTCCACATTGAGGACCACCACTTTCGGCCACACAATGTAACCATGGAGTACGGTGACATTGTGCTGTACGAATCCACCACTTGTTTGCTAGAGGGCTTGGCGCATTGCAACATGTACATTCATTTCAAACCGGAACGATGGATTAGCGATTAGTGATTAGCGATTAGCGACGTTGTTGCTGTTGTTGCTGCTGCTGCTGCTGCTGCTGCTGCTGCGGCTGCTGCTGCTGCGCGTACATGATTTGCTCGTTCCTTTCTTTTTGCAGCTTCTCCAACGTGACGTCGGACCCGATGCGCGCCTGCTTCTCTTCAATGGCCGGGCACTCAATGGTTTGGTTGAAGTCAATGGTGGCGTAGTTGTAGAGCTGGCGCAAGCCGCCGCTGCCCTTTGCCGACAAGTCCTCGCTGGACTGATCCAGAAAGCTGTAGTTGTCCGACATGACGCCGAACCCGCCCATGAAGTCGCTTCCTGTGGAAAAGGGGGACGGCTCCCCGTTGAACCCAGTTGCCACGTTGTTCTGCTGCACTTCCATGGGTTTGAGGTGGTTCGTGATTTGGTCACCGTACAGCACCGCGTGGTTCTGGTTCAACAATAAAAGTGCCGGCACGCGATTGACGTGCGGCGGCAGGATGATTTTCTGCCCATCCTCCAACACAATGTACCAAGCACCGGTTTCGCCTTTGACGCGCTTGTCAATGCACATGTAATGAATCCCCTCCTTAACCTTGCCTTTCGCCAATCGCTGCAACAAGGCTTTAGACTTGTCGCAAAAATTACTGTAGTAAAGAATGCTGCTCATGCTTTAACATACATGCATTTTAATATTCGCGTTATTTTAACTCATTTTTGACATTTAGAATGAATTATAATCTGTGCATTTATTATACACACTGGTTATACAAACTGGTCACATTTAATTGACATGAAATTGAATGGCACTCGCAGGGACGTCAACGGGTGGATTTACATCTCCGTCCATGGCGACCCATATGAGCGCGGCTACGCACACGGCCACTTGGTTGCATCCGAACTCGCCGAAATCATGAAGATGCTGGAGTTCATCGTGTACGAAGACTACGGCCGCACGCTTGCATTCTTGTGCGAGGTGTCCGACGACTTTTTTCGTCCACAAATTGAGACCAATTTTCCAGAGTTATATGAAGAGATGCGCGGGATTGCCGATGGCGCCAAGCAGCCGCTGATCCGCATCGTGTTTTGGAATTGCTTTATCAGCTTTGACTACATGTTTTCTCACCTGTCTGCAGTGCTGAAAGAGCCGCACAACGTGCACCTGCGGTCTAAACCCATGTACGCCGAATTTTTGGAAAGCAGTGGCGCCAAAAAGGCTAGTGGCTCGCGGGAAGGCGGGGGCAAAGATCGGTGCAGCGCTTTCATTGCGGTGGGCGACTACACGTCGGACGGTGCCATCGTGTGCGCGCACAACTCATTTGACAGCTACGTCAGCGGACAATATTTTTACGTGATGCTGGATATCCGCCCGAGCAAAGGGCACCGCATCCTTATGCAGTCGTTCCCGGGCGGCATTCATTCGGGCACGGACATGTTTGTCACGAGTCGTGGCCTGTTTGGAACGGAGACCACGTTCGGGGGCTTTAATGCGTACGAAAACAAGGACCCGGTGTGTTGCCGCATTCGGCGCGCCATGCAGTACGGCGACACGATGGACGACTACGTGATGATGCTGACCGAGGGCAATTCGGGTGACTACGCGAACGCGTGGCTGTTTGGCGACACGCGCACGAACGAAATCATGCGGTTTGAACTCGGTTTGAAATATATGAATGTGGAGCGCACTAAGAACGGCTGCTTCATTGGGTTCAACGCGCCGCACGACCCACGCATCCGGAACCTGGAATCGTCCAACACGGGGTGGGACGACATGCGTCGCCACCAGGGCGCGCGCCGAGTGCGCCTGCAGCAAATGATGGATGAATACAAGGGGCGCTTGGACGTGGAAATCGCCAAGCACATCATCGGCGACCACTACGACACGTATTTGAACAAGATCAACCCGTGCTCGCGCTCAACGTGCTCGCACTTCGACTTGGATGCGCGCGAGTTCATGTCGCAAGCAGACCGTCCGAAACCGTACGAGCCGCGCGGGGCGGTGGACGGCAAGGCGATTGATTCGCACACCGCGAAGCGCATGCAGATGTGGGGGCGCTGGGGCAGTTCGTGCGGCATGGGGTTCTACAAGGACGAATTTTGCGACCGCAACATGATTTGGAACAATTTGCGCCCGTACTTGCACGACCGTCCGCCGCAGCCGTGGACGCTGTTTGGAGTTAACCTGCCGTCGCATGCGCGCAATAAAACTCGGCGCAATCACCGCCGCCACATGACCGCCAGCGTGAAAGCGCCTCATGCATAAATCAATCAATCAATCAATCAATCAATCAATCAATCAATCAATCAATCAATCAATCAATGAGTTTTATATTCTATGCATTATTGTATAGTATATATATTTCATCAGTGGCATGAGCGGCGCTCTGTGCAATGCTTGCCTAGCTGAAGCAAAAACCCAACTGCATTCAAAACCAGAACCGGCTGTTTATCATGGATTGTGTGAACGACACCACCGTCTACCGACTGGACAATATCTATCATATGATTTTTATTCATTTCCACGAAGTGAATATATTTCATCGGCTGGACAATTTTTTAAAACCATAACCATCCCATCGGGCCGCGGTTCACATCCGTTGGCGGATTATGAAGAAAGAATGCGGCCAATAGTTAATTTGCCCTTCACAGATGAACCCAAAGCTGATTTTGTTTTTAACACGTCCATGATTGGAACAGGACCTGGCCATTGTGAATTAATATGTCAATGTCAATCTAGAAGTGAAAAAAAATACAAGTACATGCCCATCCCAGGACAACTGAAGATATGCGAAGACATACATAGAGCGGTGTATGCTTTAGACATATTTGATAGACCAATCGTATTCTTTGTTCATGTGCCTATCCCGCACACTGGAATATACATATATCTGCATGGTCATTTATACACGATTGGATATGGATATATTTATTTTTCCGAAACAATTCGTGGATTGTTTCATGTGCCTGACGATAGTGACCGAATTGGTGTATTGCATTCACCGGATATACCGTTGATGCCTGATAAGCCGGCAGTTATCATGTGGATTGGAATACTAACACCATACATATTAGACAGATTGCAAGCGGAGATGAATCTAGTTACGGAGATTAGATTTGTCACCAATGAAAAAAATATTGAGCTCCCAGAGGAAGGTTCGGTGTCGCCGCCGAAAGAAGTGGTTATGAATGACCGCACTCACTTAATAAATTTTATAACACCAAGCAGACCATACGCGGGATTAAGTGCAGACAATCCAACCCTTAAAGACTGGAATTGCCGCAAATGGGCTATAAATATTTTGTTTGGTCAGCCTGGCATTGATGAATTTTTTGCAAATCCCGAAGAACCATTTGGTCCACAACTTATACATTATGACATCACGCCAACAGTGGTGCATGACTGGTGGAATGCATACACAACCCGTAATCTTCCTAAAATGTTGGAGGTACTGACAGGCGTCAACGAATATTTTGCACACCCAAACCTTGATCGCGAATGGCAGACGTACCTTGAAGAGTCGCTACTACACCAACAACGTGCTGGACGTGTGCGTAGCAATGTCCGAATTAAAAACAAAATAGAGACTCGGCGCAATCACCGCCGCCGCATGAACGGACGTCGCAAACGCACTCGTCGTGGTGGGACGATGCCTGCTTGGTACAGGATGCAGGTATTGGATTGACAAGTGAAACAATATAAACACTTGCGCTTATGCACAAGTATTTAAATTCAATATGCAAGTGGATGAATTAACCAGCATAATTCAGCAGCTGCACGCCAAGTACGCAGATGACGAGTTCATGCGGGGGAAGCTGGTGGCGCACATTACGCATCTGCCCGCAGCAATGGACGCCATTTTACATGCCCGCGATGACAAAGAGCAGCGCAAGCAAACACTGATCACTGCGTCCGACGAATTCATTGAGCAGTTTTTGAACGAGTCGCCACACTACTATTACAATGCCAATGTGGAGCTGTTTTTCGTGTACGACGCGGACGCCGAGTGCAATTACAGCGTGATCAACGAGGACGACATCTTGCACCCCATCCTGACGAAAATCAGCGGCAACCGGGAACTCATGCCGTGGAAGTACAAAATAAAGAACCAAGTGCTGCGTCGCATCAAGGACCGCAATTTGCTCTCGTCCATTCCGGAATCGCAGACCATTCAGCGCACGCTGAACATGCTGTGTCCCGTGCTGTTTCGCACGCGCGAATGTGCTAAATATTTTCTCACCGTGATCGGTGACGTCATTTTAAAGAAGACGGTTTCAATAAGCGATGGCGTAGTGGAGCCCATTTACATTGCCACGCCCAAGGCGCGCCAATTCATAAAGGGGCTCAGTCAAGAATGCAACACGCTGTTTGGAATATCATTGCTGTCCGCCTTCAAATTCAAATTTTACGAGTATGCCTTCAGCGATTGTCGGTTGATGGACATGAACGACATTGCGATGGATGCTTTTTCGCCCCCGTTTAAGCACCGACTGATTGACGTCTTTTGCGTGGCGGCGCACTATTCACATCGGTATGAAAATGCGGAAGCGTTTTTGAACACGCAGTGCAAGGACACCGTCACGCATCAACGGGTGCTGTATTTGAAACACCACCCGGAAGACACGCTCATTGCCAAGTTTGTGGCGACATGCACGGAGCCGTCGCCGCAAAGCAACATGAGCATCTCATGGAAAAACATGATGTATTTGTGGAAGGTGTTCACTGACGACGAGAGAATTCCGAACGTGTTTTTTGCGCAAGCACTGAAGGCGCGCCTCATGCAGCAGCTGCCCGGTTATTCCGAAACAACGGATTCGTTTTTGCAGCTCACGAGCAAGCACCTGCCACTGGTGACGCGGTTCAAAGATTTTTGGACGCAGACAATTTCGGTTGACCCGAACAATGAAGACGAGCTGGAAATAGATGAATTCACGACGCTATTTAAGCGACACCATCAACAACAAGCGCAGCAAACCCCTCAGTTGCAGAGCCACAATCACACGGATGCCGCATTTTTAGGGTTGATTCGGCACTTTTATCCGGACGTGGCCATTGAAAATGATAAGTATTTGATGCACGTGAGTTGTTTGTTGTGGGACAAGCGGGGGGATGTGTTGGCCGCCATACAGGAATATGCGGCTTCTACGACGCAGCCTGCGCCTTACAAAGCATACGAATTTTACTGTCAGTTACAGCGGGCAAAATGCAAGAATAATCTCGCGGGGGAGCATCATTTAAACGTGAGTAAAAAATATTTTGAAAAAATATATAGTGAGAATAAATCGGAGATATAATATCACTTGTTATATATACACTAATTTATTGGGCGCATGTCTTCTTCATCCGATCCCAGCAATGCAAATGATTTAGTGAATGAACCGGGTGCCGAGGTTGCCGAGGTTGCCGAGGTTGCCGAGGTTGTTGAACAGGTTCCTGAACCGGTCATTGAATCTGCGGTTCCTGAACCGGTCATTGAATCGGCGGTTCCTGTTAGTAGTCATGTTTCTGTTAGTCCCGAACAGGTTGCCAATGTTTCTGAAACTGAACAATTGACCACCGCATTTTTGGCATTAAATTTGTATGAACAAAGTGTCCGAGAAGCGGTTGAAAAAGGATTGCAAGCGTTTAATGCAATTCAAAATGCATGTGAAATCATAGATGGTGCCATTCGCAGCGTGGATGCAATTCAGAGTGGCCTGAGTGACAATTCAGTTAAATTGCATTTTAATCCCAGCGTTGGATTGTTGGCGGATTTCGTTTCGCACTGCAAACTGTTGATTTCCGCAAATGGAATTGCCACGGAACCCATTGTCGCCGCAGTTAAAACGGTGTTTGGAACATTGATCGCGGACGCACGGTTTCAGAGTCCCTTCTACAAGGAAATCACGGCGGAGGAAGCGCTCGTTGGCAAAATCGGAACCCAAATTTCTCTCGTTTTAAGAATTGGGGAAGTGTTCAATGTTCCTGTATTCACGGTGTATGTCATTCGCGACGTGTTCAACAATGCAGTGTTTGATTCGGACGAAGTTGTCGCCCCCACCATTGCGCATAATTCAAAAACCATTGCAAACTGTGGCCGATTGGATTTCATGCTGGAGCTGTTGTTGCATGCGACCATGCCTGCCCCGTACGATGAAGTGAATGTGCTGATTGCTCACATCACCCACACCTTGTTTGTTTCAAAATTTGGTGACGCATCGTCCACGCCCAATGCGGTCATTGCAACGGAGTGCGCCAAGTTGTTTGCATTGATCCTGCCAGAGGCGAATGCCACGGCCACCCCCATGTTCATAAAAACCGTGCTCATTGCAATCATCCAGAATCCCGCGATTAAAACCGATGATGGCAAACGATTTTCCGACATGTTTCCAAGCGGACAGTACATCAAATACTTTGGGGAGGTCGCATATCGCGCGACCCCCATCGCACAAGACCAAGGCCCAATAATGATTGACAATGAACAAATGGGATTGAGTGGAGCACCATCAAGCAGCAGTGCGCCAGAAGGCGACGCACCGGGTCTAGACGAAGAAGAAGCCGAACGCATGCGCATGATGGGGACACCTCATCCGCTTACGCGAACCGAAATCATTGTCGCTGCTCTCACGGCGGTGAATGCGGCAATGGGTTCCCGATCAAATATTGTGGCGGCCGGCGGTGCGGCGGTTTCTTATTACCTCAAAGATTTCGTGGATGGCATGAAGGCGGGTGAATTTGCATCAATCATTGCAGACTCGCGCCTCAAACCGGCCGAATTGGAAGCCCTGAAACAGGGTTGCGACAACATTCGGATGAACGACATTGATTGTTTCGTGTTTGGTGAAGTGTCGCGCCAATTTTTATTGATGTTTTCTCTCTACATGATGGTTCTGTATGCCAATTTTTACGAACGTACCCAACAGTTGTGGCGTTACGGCACGATGAATCAGGACACCAGCATTAAATTTAATCTCGCGCCGGCATCATCGGATAATGTCCAGCTGTTCATGTACGGCAATAGACACAGTGATGCAAACACTAAACTCATTAGCAAACGATTGAAAAAAAACCCGAAGGTGCAACTTGTGACGCAAGAAACCATGTGTTTCTCTCAACTGGCGAATCCGACATGTGACAACGGATGCACTGTGGACGGATACTACGTGCAGCCGATTGATTTGGTTAAAAAAGAAATTGGCGAGTTTGTTGTTTTGTATGATTCGCTTTACCCCCTGCATGAAGGTCATGCAAAACCCGATTTGAAAACCCTGCTGGAAGGCCAGTATTCAACCGGCGCCGACAACATGGTTTCCGTGAAAACCACGATGTTGGACCTCATTTGCATTTTTTGCAACGAAGACAAGGCCCTGTTTATCCGCATTTTCATGGCCCGCAAAAACCCGAAAGACTTTGCCCGGTTGCGCGTGTTCATTGAGATTTATTTGCTGCTGCTGCTGAGGAAAAATGATGCCACATTTTTGGAGCACAAGGACGAGTTGATTCGCGAAATTGTCCAGCTGCGAGGCATCATGAGTGGGTTGAATGCGATGTATTATTCGGAACAAGGCAACATTGCAGCGGTCCAAGCGGAAACCGCAACCAAACTGAATGCCGACCGAACCGCCTTTTTGCAGCTGCTGCGCAGCATTGGGCGCAAGATAGTGCTGATTCCGGACCCGTTGGACAATGCGATTCCTGCAACATTCCGCGCAGAAACTGGAATGAACACAATTCAGTTCTTCAAGTCAATCCCGAATCCTCAAATGAAATACCCGTTTGACATGATGACGCACGCGAGTCAGTTTTGCACAATTTTTTATGAACAATTCAATGACAAAGCACAATTGCGAACCGCTTATGACAGTTGGTTGAATGACGTGATTTCACAACTTAGATTCAATGAAGAATCAACGGCCCTTTTCCGAGAGAAATTAGGGATAATATTGGACAATGGAGACGGCAATCTTGAGATTGATTTCAATGACATGCCGGTTAGGTCGCCATTGATGCTGCGGTTACTAAATGCCTTGAGGGGGGTTCAATTCAACAATGCATTTGTTCATAGATATAGACCCATCCTGAGAAATTTGTTGAAACCATTAAAAAATGAACAAAAATTGAGTAGCCCCAATGCAATTTATGTGGGGGTCAGAACCCAGCCCGATGGATTGTATGACATGGCCACTAAGTCACTGTTTCCATCTTTTGTAAAAGCATTGTTGATGGGCAATAAAAAAATGAACGAATTGCCTCCCAACACAAAAGACCTCGTGGAAGACTTGGAACGCAAAATCAAAGAGGGACCGAATGAGTTCGTATTTGATGATGCGGTCAACGAAGAAATTGGACGCATCCTATTGGAGTATGCAGCCAATGTGAGTGATCACCGTTTGGCTGGCGGCGGATCCACCCGAAAATGCAAACGAGAACACAAATTGAATGCAAAGACGCGTTCTAAACCGCGGACCGGAAAGAAGCGTAGCACCCGCAAGAAACGCAAGGCAAGCAATCCTAGGTGTAAACGCACTCGCAGGTCTGCAATGAATGTGTGAAAAATGAAGTGACATCATTGAATGTATTTATTCATTTGAATAAATATATTATCGGCCGCGTACTGCGCTTAATGCTTCTTGTTCCTACGGCTTCGGGTCTTCTTAAGATCGGAGATGCGAACGGCGCCGAACTTGCCCTTCTTGGCGGTCCAGCCGTGCTTTTCCAGTCGCTTCTCCTTCTTAGCGGTGGCGTGCTTCTTGGCGCTGACGATGCGGCCGTGCTTGTTCATGAGGAGCTTTTCCTTGGTGAGACCGGGGGTGCCGTCGGTCTTGTACGCGGTGCCGTGAAACACTTGGGCGCGGGAGCCGCGAATGAGCTCGTACTTCTTGCCGTGGATGTGGTAGAAGCCGTCCTCTGAACGCGTGTAGTTTCTTCCCATTGGATTTGATTATGTTGTGTTGCTGATATTATAATTTAACGAAAGAAAAAAAAAGAAAGTGCAATGTTTAGTGATTCAATTAAATTGGTTGCGAATGGGTTTCCCGTATCCCGCTGGTGCGCCTGTCCAACTCCCATAAACATTTGTCGGTCGGTTGGCCTGCGTGAAACAATCATTGCCCTGTGCGGTTGCGGTTTGGATGATTATGCTAAACACTCTAAAATTGACCAAGATGGGAAGGACTTTGCCGCCACTGATCGTTTCAATGAACTTCTTGTTGATCGGACGATAGCACCGACATTTTTTTAGAGAATAATAATTGTAGCCCGACATTTTACAGTTATTACATATGTGCATAAATAATTTTAACACATACACAAAAATGACAGAGGTCTGATGAAAATTAGATGTCGGAATTTAAACACAGACGCCTGTCTTCGTGGGATCATTATACCATGTGGGCGTGCATGACACCCCACCCCTGCGACTGCGGCCACAAGTCTTGCGGCCACGACGATAACGGCGACGATGTTGTGTTTTGGATTTGGACATAGTTATAAATTATTATAACATAATAAAAATTAATGTGTAATAAAACAAAAAATTGAAGGAACTTAGAGCGAATAAATGGATGTCATGTATCCATACATTTCATTGCATTAAAACAATGGCCTCAGCGACCGACTCATCTCTATCCAGCAAGTATCAGAAAATGACGGACTTGGAGCACATTCTCAAGAAGCCCGACACCTACATTGGGTCCATTCAGCTCACGGAATGCACCGAATACACGACCTTAGGAACGACCGACCCTGTCACTATCAGCCTGGCGACCTTCACGCACATCCCCGCGCTCTACAAGCTGGTGGACGAGGGCTTGGTGAACATGCGCGACCACGTCATCCGCCAAGCGCAGGCAATTAAGGACGGCAAGCCCGACGCGCTCCCCGTGACGTCCATTGAAGTGGACGTGGACGCCGCGACCGGCACAATCACCATGACCAATGACGGCAACGGCATTGACATTGCGCAGCACCCCGAGCACAAGATGTGGATTCCCGAGATGATTTTCGGGCACCTGCGCACCTCCACGAACTACGCCGAAGACAAGAAGGAGAAAATCGTCGGCGGGAAGAACGGCTTCGGATTCAAGCTCGTGCTCGTGTGGTCCACTTGGGGCTCCGTGGAAACCGTGGATCACGTGCGTGGTTTGAAGTATACCCAAGAATTCAAGGCGAATTTGACCGAGATTTGCGCGCCAAAAATCACCAAATGCGCCAGCAAAAAACCCTACACGCGCATCTCGTTCCGTCCCGACTACGCGCGCCTCGGCATTGCCGGACTCAGTCCCGACATGACGGCGCTCTTTGCAAAACGTGTCTATGACATTGCCGCGGTGACGGACCGCAGCATTCGCGTCAAGTACAACGGCGGCATCGTGCCTATCAAGGATTTCAAGCAATACATCGGGCTCTACATTCGCCCCGAGGTGAAGCGCGTGTACGAGGCGCCCAACGAACGCTGGGAATACGCCGTGTGCCTGACCAACACGGACGAGTTCGCGCACGTGTCGTTCGTGAACGGCATTTGCACGTCCAAAGGCGGCAAGCACGTGGAGTACATCATGGGCCAGCTGCTGCGCAAGTTGGCGGCGTTCATCAAGACCAAGAAGAAGGTGGACGTGAAGCCGGCGACAATCAAGGAGCAGCTCACGCTCTTCTTGCGCTGCGATGTGGAGAACCCCGCGTTTTCCAGCCAGACGAAGGACGAGCTGACGACGACGAGCGCGAATTTCGGGTCGGCCTGCACCGTGAGCGACGAGTTTGTGGAAAAAGTGGCAAAGATGGGTGTTATGGATGCGGCCTGTGCTTTGACGGAAGTCAAGGAAGCGAAAGCGGCGAAGAAGACGGACGGCGCCAAGACGCGCACCATTCGCGGCATTCCGAAACTCATTGACGCCAATTTCGCGGGCACGGAGAAGTCGGCGCAGTGCACGATCATCTTTTGCGAGGGGGATTCAGCCAAGGCGGGCATTGTGTCGGGCCTGAGCAAGGAGGACCGCAACACGATCGGCGTGTATCCCGTGAAGGGCAAGTTCATGAACGTGCGCGGCGAGGCGATCAAGCGCATTGCGGAAAACACGGAGATCGCGGAAATCAAGCGCATCTTGGGACTGGAGAACGGGCGCGAATACACGGCGGAAGACGCGGCCAAGCGGCTGCGATACGGCAAGGTGCTGTTCATGACGGACCAAGATTTGGACGGGTCGCACATCAAGGGGCTCGGCATCAACCTGTTTCAGAGCGAGTGGCCCAGCTTGACGCAGATCCCGGGGTTTATCGGGTTCATGAACACGCCGATTCTGAAGGCGCGCAAGGGCAACCAGGAGCGCTTATTCTACAATGAGGGCGAGTTTGAAGCGTGGAAAAGCGGTAATGCAAGCGGTAATGCAAGCGGAGGACCAGTGGACGTGAGCACTTGGAACATCAAGTACTACAAGGGTCTGGGCACCAGCACGGGGCGTGAATTCCGCGAGTACTTTGAGCACAAGAAGATCGTGAATTTCGCTTATACGGGCGAGCCGAGCGACGACGCGATTGACCTCGTGTTCAACAAGAAGCGCGCCGATGACCGCAAGGAGTGGCTGTCGTCCTATAATCGCGCTGACCATCTGGACACCAGCCACAAGGAGGTGACGTACGAGGACTTCATGACGCGCGAGATGAAGCACTTCTCCATCTACGACAACCAGCGCTCCATTGCAAACGGCATGGACGGCCTGAAAATCTCGCTGCGCAAAATCCTGTTTTCGGCGTTCAAGAAGGGCGGACTCAAGACGGAAATCAAGGTGGCGCAATTCAGCGGCTACGTGTCGGAGCACTCGGGCTACCACCACGGCGAGGCCAGCTTGAACGCGGCGATTATCGGCATGGCGCAGAACTTCGTCGGCAGCAACAACATCAACCTGTTTGAGCCCAACGGGCAGTTTGGGACTCGCATTCAGGCTGGCAGAGACGCTGCTAGTGAAAGGTACATCTTCACGCAGCTGAATCCAATCACCCGCCTGATTTACCGCATGGAAGACGACGCCGTTCTGGAGTATCTGGACGACGACGGCCAGATGGTGGAGCCCACCTTTTACGCGCCGATTGTGCCGATGGTTCTGGTCAACGGCACGAAAGGCATCGGCACGGGGTTCAGCACGGACATCATGTGCCACAATCCGCTGCAAATCATTGACCACATCGGAAACATGCTGCTGCAAAAACCGGAGGCAGAGTGGGGCCCAATTGAGCCGTATTACCGCGGGTTCAAGGGGTCAATCACTGCATTGACATCCGGGTCTGGGTCTGGTGGCAAGTTCCTGATTCGCGGTATTCATGCCGTGGATGCCGAAAAGAAGCAGGTGCGCGTGACGGAACTCCCGGTTGGTTATTGGACGGAAGATTTCAAGAAGCACTTGGAGTCACTCATTGAGACCGGCGCGATTAAAGACTACGTGGACATGAGCACGGACACGGTGGTGGATTTCACGATCACGTTTCCGGCAACGGCTTCCATGGATAGCGCAATCGTGGACCACGGGTGCTGCACCGCGATTGAAAAGCTGCTGAAGCTTTACACGACGGAATCCACGAGCAATATGCACCTGTTTGACAGCCAAGACCAGCTGAAGAAGTACGCCAATGTGCGCGACATTGTGCGTGACTACTATGCGACACGCCTTGCCTTGTATGGGAAGCGCAAGACGCACCAGCTGGCGGCAATGGCGGCAGAACTTCGCGTTCTTAGTAATAAGGCGCGCTACATTCAGGAACTGCTGGACGGCAGCATAGACTTGAGGCGCAAGCGCGGCGATGAACTGACGGCCATGCTGCAGTCCAAGGGCTACGACCATGTGGAAGGCGACCAGCAATACAAGTATTTGTTGAGGCTGCCGATGGACAGCGTGAGCGAGGAAAACGTGCAGAAGCTGCTGAAGGAGAAGGGGCAGAAGGAGTCGCAACATCATGTGTTGCAAGGCACCAGCATTGAGCAGCTGTGGCTGGCCGATTTGGCGGAGTTGCGCGCGGAATACGTGAAACAGGAGGAGAAACGGTTGGCCGCAGACGCCACAGTTGTGGGCCTAAAGGCAGTCAGCGGCGCAGGCGCAAAGAAAATCGTAAAGGCGAAAAAATTGTGAACAGATGAATCATCCCAATTTATACAAAAATGAATTTCATATAATTTTTATACTCTCGTTTGTGAAGGTTCAAGGTTCAACGGCATGCCCGAATGGCTGCGATGATTTTGCGCTCGGCGCATGAACATGCATTTGATGCGATGATTTCTTGGACGCGCGCGGCGAGTTCTACCCCCAAGCAGCCGGCGTTACGGTCAATGCAGTGGCTCATGTGCATTAGTAATTTGGTCCAATTGGCGAGCCACCGAGCGCCGGTCTTGCTGCGGTAATGGCGAAACGCGACGATGCAGATGATGCTGTAAATGCCGCAATACCCTGGATTGTTTGCATCGGACCCGTAGTTGATGTTGAATTCAGGGGAGATGGAGGTGTACGCCTTGGTGACATTTTTTATTTGAATTGATTGCGTTTTGCGAGAACAATGGTCGTCCAGAATGCGAATGCTGCAAAACCCATTGCGGCCGTTGGATTCAAAGATGGCAATGTGGTGGGGATTGGTTTTAATGGCGCGACTCTTGATTAATACGAGCGAGTGTGCGTTGCTGCCGCGGTGATGCACGTTGATAATGCGGAAACTTTCGTAGGGCATGGCATCGGCCTTGCCCCTGGGTCTTTGACCAACCGCCACATTTTGATCCGCACATTTAACCGCACTTTTAACGGAAACAAAGAAGGAGAGTGGTAGCGTCATGACATAGGCGCGCGTGCTGTCTAAATTGATGATCCCACTCATGTGGGTTTCCGACGACATCAAATATCTTTCAAACTCGTCGTTGCGGCCGGCGGATTTTTTGAACAGGGTGATCCTAGATGACGACAACATTGTCATTGCTTATTACACATGCCGATTGAATTGCTGGCTGCGGTCATCAATTCAATTTTTATTCTATTTGCGATTTTTGTAAATAATGAATTGCATGTTAATTTATTTTATGATTTTATGATTTTATGATTTTATGATTTTATGATTTTATGCTTTTATGAAGTGCGTCTTGCATTGGTGGCGTTCTAAAACCACGGCTGCAGTTCCAAGGTCTTGTCGTTTTCTGCGGAATAAATTGGGCGGTCAATGGGTTTATACATGGTGCTGGCATCGCGCTTATACTGAATATAAGCACATGCTTCATTGTAAAGTTTCGGCACAAACATGTCCACGACGATCTTATTCAGCGCGGCAATTTGACCGGGGATGTTAGTTGCTAAATTCATGGCGCTCTGCAGGAACACGCTGCGCATGATCATTTTCAGATTGTCGCAGTCTTGGGGGGAAATCAAGTACGCCCCCTTGGACATGGTGTAGACGCCGTTGCGCAGCGCGTTTTGAATGATGTTCATGTTGCCAGTGCTAAAAAAGGCGTCGCTGAGTGCGGTGTTTTCCCAGTTGCCAATCATGGCGTCGCGAAACGACGCGCACGTGCTAGAATTGGGGATTTTGTCGTACATGGCAAACTGCTGCTCCACCGTCGGACCTAAAATGTCAATGCGGCCGTTCGCCGTGTTGTGGTGTGTTTTTGCAACTGAATTTCTGGAATAAGCCGAGCCGTGCGTTTGTTTGTGCATTGGGTAGGTATTCAAATGGTGTGGGGTGTATTGCGGTTATAAGTTATTGAATTATACACATATAATTATTTTTAAACACCACATCATTGTTTATTTGCAATGGGGTTAGCTGGGAGGGCATGTCGGCATGCCACGCGTTCCAGCAGGAATGCCGTTGTATTCGCATTTGACGGGTGGGTTTGGTTTCACACAGTTTCCGCTTGCATCCACGTTCCAAAAATCAGGACATTTGGGGATTTCCGGCGGCCACGAAATATTGCTGGACTGGTCATACAATGCATACCCTATGAAAATCATGGATGCAATCAACATGATGATTGCAATGATGATGATGATGCGTTGAAAATTAAAAGAGCTAGACTCATTGGATGCGTCCATTGTTTATGTTAAAAATGTCAAATGTTAAAATGTTAAATATATATACATTTTTATTTTTATATTAGTGGTTGCATGCAATGCATGCAATGCATGCAAATTTATTGATTCAATGAAATTTAATATTAAATACATTGAGAATGTAATACACTAACAAAAGAGCAGTTCCAACATCACTTGTTCTCACTTTGCTTAATTCAATGAAACCGGGAACAGCAAGAGCGAGAACGACTGTGCCAGCGTCAGCGCCAGCGTCAGCGTCAGCGTCAGTGCCAGCGTCAGCGTCAGCGTCAGCGTCAGCGTCAGCGTCAGCGTCAGCGCCAGCGTCAGCGCCAGCGTCAGCGTCAGTGCCAGCCAATGACCCGATAAATTACAATGATGTGCTGGGTCGCGAATCCATTGCGACTGAGATTGCAGAAGCGCTGAATGCGTTTCACAGCAAAAAAAATGATTTAATGATCAAGCGGGGCATTTACGTGTATGGAAACCCGGGTGTGGGAAAAACTGAATTCATCGTGCAGCTGCTCAAAAGCCTGAATTACGACATTGTGAAATACGACGCGGGCGACATACGCAATAAGTCTATAATTGATCTCATCACCAAACACAACCTGAGCGAGCACAGCGTGCTTTCCATGTTTCAAAAAAAACCGAAACGAATTGTGATTGTCATGGACGAGATAGACGGCATGAACAACGGCGACAAGGGCGGCATCAACACGCTGATCAAACTGATGCGTCCCAAAAAGACGAAGAAGCAGCGGCTGGAAGACGTGACGATGAACCCCATCGTGTGCATTGGAAACTATCACATGGACAAAAAAATCCGCGAGTTGATGAAAGTGTGCGTGACGTTTGAACTCAAAACGCCCACGTTGGATCAAGTGGGTGTAATTCTGAAATCGGCACTGCATTCGGACAATGCCGCGCTGCACAAAACCGTTGCGCGTTTCATACAAGGCGATCTTCGCAAAATTGCAACCATCAGCAGCATTTTCAACAACGCACCCAGCATCCAACATGTTCCCAACGACCATCCATTGTGTAGTTTCAACAACAGCGTGCTGATTCAAACCATTTTTCAACAGAAAGCCAACAATGAAGACAGCAAAACCATTGTCAAAAAATTGATAAATTCGCCGTGCAAATTCACCGAGCATTCCGCGATGATGAACGAAACAGACCGCACCATTGTGGGCTTGCTGTGGCACGAAAACGTGGTGGACGCGTTGGCAAAACAGCCGCACAAAATGGACGCCTTCCGATTTTACAAGGACGCGCTGGACAACATTTGCTTTGCGGATTACATTGATCGCATGACATTTCAAAAACAAATATGGCAGTTCAACGAAATGAGCTCCCTGATTAAAACCTTTTACAACAACAAGCTGTACCACGACCGGTTTACAACGCGCCATAAATTCAACCCGTCGGAAGTGCGGTTCACAAAGGTGCTGACCAAATACAGCACCGAATACAACAACGCGCTCTTCATTCAAATGATGTGCCAAAAATTCGGGATGGACAAAAAGGACTTGTTTGCATTTTTCTCAAACGTGTTTGCCTTAAAACACAGCAGTGATGCGCGCATTGATGCCATCATAGAGGAATTTGAAATCACGAAATTGGACATTCAACGCATGCAGCGCTACTTGAACAAATGCACGTGCCCGAGTGAAATGCTTCATGAAGATGATGACATTGCAGCAAGCGACGAATGACGTTTGCGTGATTTTTAATATTAAATCAGGTTGCAATCATGGTCTAGCATCGCACTCTGTCGTTCAATGGTCTCCAAGTGCGCGGCAATGACTTCGTCGCGGTCCTTGAGTGTGTCCAACAGTTCCGAGTTTTCACGGATTTTTTTGTTACACAATTCCCGCATTTTCTCAAGCTTTTCGGCTTGAGATTGCACGGTTTGAATCAATTCCTCTACGGTCATGCTGCGATGCTCGGCATTCGGTGCTTTGAATGTTATGACAGCCCTTAAAACTGCGTCGGATTGTTGCTGTTGCTGTTGCGGTTGCATTTTATTTTGTTGCAATTTCTCTCTAATTTGTTGCAGCACGTCCGGTTTCATGGACGGATGACCGGGGTCGTATGCCTTCAGTGCCGCATCCACGTCGTGCATGTAGAACTGCAGCAACGACGGCTCCTTAATGAAATCGGTGACCGCCTTTGTGCTGATGCGCATGCCGGAGTTTGGTTTGTCTAGGTTTGCAAGCAGCATGCGCTTGTCAAACGTGTTGTGCTCGTGCGAAAATACGAGGATGACCTTCATGGGGTCCAGCTGCGCCATGGGAATGGTGTACCCGCGCAAAAATGCGCGCTCTTCAGCCAGGCACGCCGTCTCGTCGTATACCAGATGCAGGTCGGTGAGCAGCTCTTTCCAGAACGCAAACGTGGCGGCGGTGGCGTGATTGGGACCGTAGGGGCCGAACTGCACCATTTGGCCGGACTGGGGAGCCGTTGTGTGATTTTCTGAAGAGGAGGGGTGCGGGGAACTACGTTCCCCGGATTTGAAATAAATGCACATTTCACTGCTGCCCGCGAGCTTGATGCCCGTTTTCCGTTTTCGGTGGTCCAGCAGCGTGGCGACCGCATGCGACACGCGCTCGGGCGGGTAGTAGTCGTCGTCGTCCATGTAGACGATGATGTCGCCGCTCGCTTTTTCGTGCATCATGTTGCGCTTCTTGCCGAGAGAAATCTTTTCTCCAAATCGGAAGTACTTGACGCATGGATGATGCGACACGAGGTCTTCAATCGGGTCGCTGCCGTCGTCAATGATGATCCACTCCATGCGGTCGTGCGGATAGGTTTGATGGTTGAAACACTGCATCATGGCGGGAATAAACGGACGGCGGTTGAACGTGGGCGTGCACACGCTGACGAACGGGGGGTGCATTTGTTGCATTGAACATGCCATCATAATAACCATGGTTTTATTATGATTTATTAACGAGTTAATAATTGAACTTAATAGTTGAACTTAATAATTGAACTGCGTTGGATGGATGGTCATTGGTCATTGTGCATTTTTCTTAAACATGAAGAACCATACCAACAACACAATGCCGGCCAAGGTTCCCGCCGATGCCATTGGCAACTGATTGAATGCAATGATGATTGCCGTAATGACAAATGCTACAATGAGCGGCTTCATTCGTTTGGTGAATTCCGCGCTGAAGCTGGTTGCATTGTCGCTGAGCGGTTTAATGAAAAAGAGATACAGCAAATGAATGCATGCGTAGATCACGGGAATAAATGAAACCCACCCAAAGCACAACGTGATTCCTAAATACAACAAAAACAACCAAAAATTCAAAATATATCTAATAATTTTATTCGGTTCCAATTCGGTGTAAGTGGTGAATGAGAACAACCCCTTAATGTAGCCGGGAATGGAGAGCACGAACGAAAACATGATCATGGTCAACCAAGACAATTGTGTAAACAGGCCAAATAAAAACCATTTGATGAAGGAAAATATGGAGTCACCGGCGTCATCATTCATGGGTCTCACAACCTCATTCATCTTGGTGAAGTAGCCGTTCATCAACCAGCCCCCAGTTTCATAACACGGCTTTTGCGTGGCTTGCCACCACCACTTCATCATCCAAATGATGGTCTTCTGGTTCTTTGCACGTGAATCGCGTGGGTCTTGGTTCGCAATCATGCATTGGTTGCCATGGCAATACGGGTGGGGGTCATTGGTGGGATAATATTGAGCGGGGTTAATGGTCAGCGCATTCAAAAAGTTGCAGCTGGTGATCCAGTTAAACACCGCGATTTCGGCCAGTATTTTCAACATCAACATTCCATAATCAAAAAACACACTGGATGTATACGGTTCCTCATCATCCATTGTGCCAGTGCCTTTTGCATGCTTTATGTTTTTAAGATTCATTGATCCAGTTATTATAATACTAAATTATTATAATATTCAAAAAAAAAGCACACCGGGTACATTTTTCCCCTCCCCGTTGCATTCATCGCGCGTACATGAGCGCGCAATTGCCCCCGATGAACGTGATCACGTTGTACCTCTCTTCCAGCACGGTCAGGTCGTAGTTGTAGTCGTAGATGCGCCACTGTGGCTTGTTGACGCCGATGGGGATGCCCGTTTCTGGGTCGCAAATGGTGTAAAAGTTGGCGCTTGGGTCCAGCGGCGGTGTATACGTGTTGAATTCCAACTCAATGGTGGAGAACTTGCTCATGTTGATTGCGCCGCTGGGCTGGTACGTGTCGTTGTCTGAATTCAGGCCGAAGTTGTAAATGTAGAGTCCAAACGGCGCGGAACCGGACGTGCGGACGTACTTTTCCACGTAATTGTACACACCCGATTCCAACAAGTTTTCGCGGTACGAACCGTTCATCAAGATGCCGAGCTGCTGCAAAACCTCGCGCTGGTTTACCACATTGTAGTCCCGGGTTATAAACAGCCCAGACGGCGCGTTGACACCGGAATTTCTTGGCTCATACCCCGGGCCGAGCACTTGATTCGGGTCGCATGGGTTTTGAATTCCATTTTCAGCACTCACACTTATTGTTTCTGCCGGCACCACGTCGTCCGGAATCACATTTGTGTACGGCCAGTTCGTGTAGTTGCTCCACTGGTTGCGCAGGTTGATGTCGCTGCGCTGAAACACGAACATCCACGACGACACCATGCCCATCGTGTTCTGCAGCTCCACGCGGTGACTGCCCGTGATGTTCTTGAACTCCCAATCGTACGACGACTTCATCAGGTATTTCTGTTCTTGCGACGCAAACACGCGCGACTCCTCGGCCGAGAGAAAGCAGTACGTGGAGAGGAGGTGCACGTCGGCGTTCCAATCGGTCCGCTTGTCCAGGTATGCGTTGGTTATGTTTGCGGCCGGCGGCGGCTGCAGGAAGCGGTAAAACTGGTACTCCTGCTCGTTGAAGTTGGGCTGAATGAAGGGCGCTTGGGCAACATCCTCCGGCGTCATCGGCGTGCTGGTGGTAATGGGGTGCGGCGCGTAGTTGATGTCACGCGTGACAAAGAGCTCGCGCACGGGGCGCATGATCACGTCAATCTGCAGCTCGTTGTATTGAAGTGAAACCAGCGGAAACGCGGTGCGGCTGTTGTTGCAGAACCACGCGTTGAGCGGGATGTAGAGCTTGCGCCCGCGAATGGAGGGCTCCGGTCCCTGCTGGCTCGTGTTGTAATACACGTTGGGGTACGTGTTTTTGCGCCCCGAGAAGTTGGCAGGGTCGTTCAACTCAGCGGTGTTGCCGGTCATGCTGTCGTAGAGAAATCGCTTCGTGCCATTGAAGTCGCGCTGCACTTGGGCCAGCAAGTACTTGCCCGTCATGCGCTGCAGAATTTGGCCGCCAACCGAAAATGTTATTTCCTTGATCATTTGCGTGCCCAAGTTTTCAATCCAGCGGAACTCGTAGGGGCGCCAGGCGTCACCGCACGACTGAGGCGGGTAAATCGGGCTCCAAATGGTGGGCAGCGTGACCACGACGTAGGTGTCCATGAGGAGCTCCGCATAGCGCGGGATCGTGAAGGTGAAGTGCGATTCCTCGCTCATGCGCAAATTACGCAACCCAGTAAAATCAATTCTAAACTTTTGCAGGCCGAAATTGGTGTATTTGGCATACGTGGTCTTGAAAAACGTTTTTGTCGGGTTGGAATTTAGAATAATATTTTGATTGCCAAATGACACAATGTTTAATAATCCGCCCGTCATGGTTTGTAAGTGAGGTGTTATTTATTATTGTATATTAATGTTATTATTTTATTGCGATAGTGTAATATCCGATAATTCCATTTATATTTAAATCATTGCATTTGAATTATGTCTTCTACAGATACAGAGATGAAAGTCATTGGCACCAGTGCGGCCACCAATACGGCTACCAGTGCGGCTACCAGTGCGGCCACCGCCGCGGCCACCGCTGCGGCTATCAAAGCGACTGCCCTCATGAATGCGGCAAAAGATATTATGGGCCGAACCAGCCCATTGCAAATCATGTTGTGGGTTGTATTGGCAGTTGGATTGTGCATTACCATTTGGTACATCATTTACAAAGTGAATCAAAAACAGAGTGAAATTGCCTCCACCTACATCACAATGAACCGCACAGTTAGCCCGTTGAACACACTGGCAAACCAAGTCGTGGATCACATGACCATGCCTTTGCGAAATTATTACATTAAAACGGCGTTGAACTGTTGTTGTTTAGGGGAGTGGAAAAACAACTACGTGGACACCGTCCCGCTCAAAAGCGCAATTTCGGACGGCTACCGCTGCCTAGACTTTGAAATTTACAGCGAGGATGACAAACCGGTGGTGGCGGCCTCCACAAAACCCAGCTTTTATTTCAAAGAAACCTACAACTCAATCCCTTTTTTGGACGCGATGACAGTCATTGCGCAAAACGCGTTTACAAAAGCGCCCAACAGCACGGACCCGCTCTTCATTAATTTGCGCATTAAAAGCAACAACCCGAAAATTGTGCCCGACATTGTTTCCGCAATCAACTCGCAATTCGGAAACCTGTTGTTGGGACCCGAATACAATTACTTGTACGCCGGCAACAATTTAGGGCAAGTGCCGATGACATCATTTCAAAACAAGGTCGTCATCATGGCCGACATATCCAACCCCCTGTGCACCGACAAAGACCTCCAGCTCTTCCAGCTACTAAACATTGGCTCAAATTCGCCATTTTTGCACCAGTTGCAATATGAAATGGGCGTGAAAAACACGCCAGACATGGACGCGCTTATCGACCACAATAAAAAGAACATGAGCATCGTGTTTCCCGACGCACCGTTCAATGAAAACGCAAATTTCAATGTTGCAAGGGTGTTTGGATGCCAGTTCATTGGCATGATGCCGAAGGTAAAAGACGTCAATCTGGACATTTACAACAAAGCGTTCAACGATGCTGGCAGCGCGTTCATACTGAAACCACCCGAATTGTGCTTCCAACCAATTGTCATTGAAGCCCCACCCCCGCAGAACCCGGCCCTCTCTCTGGCCGGCCGGAATTACAGCACCGATTATGCATCGTGGAGCGTTTAAGGGCCTTGTTGTTCTGGTTCTTTTTCTTGTTCTTTTTCTTGTTCTAAATGCTGTTGTTGTTCTTGCTGCTGCGCTTGATACGCTTGCTGCTTGGCGCGCATTTCTTTTTGCATGTTGTATTGCCTTGCTCCTGCATCCATGAACTTGCGAATCTCTCCATATTTCATTTGATTTTTTGACACGGGCTTGGCTGCATCGGATTTATCTGGTTGAACCACGCCAAGATACGATTTGACCACTTTGACGGGGTCTTTCAATTCGTTAAGTCGCTCAACCGCGGTTGTTTCATCGTATGTGGTTTGTCTCAGGATGAACGCAATCGCTTGATTAAAATATTCTTGCTTAATGGCGGCCATGAGCTCTTCTCCCTGCAAGTGCTGCAAGTGCTGCAAGTGCGGTGGCAGCGCATTCATTATTTACAATTATGTTTATATTTATAATTAATATTTATAATTATCTTAATCCGTGCATGATCTGTGTCATTGTTTTTAAATTACTTTCATAGCTGAAACCATTAAAATGTATTATAAACCGTATTAAACAAATGATGGTGCATTACTACATCTTTTGCTGCAAAATCACGATGGCAACTTCCCCTACCACGCCCAATGAACTTGTCAATCTGATAATAGATGAACTGCGACACTCATTGGAACCCAAAATGGCACGCGCATTGGCCAACTATCAATTGTACAAAGAAACTCACGACGCCGTTCTCCAAATTCCATTTGTGAAACATTTGTTGGAAACACAGTGCAAATGTCATGCAACCCAATCAACTCAATCGCAATTGGTTGACCCAATTCAACTGGAGATCATTGATGTCGCAAACGAACAATGCGTGCCCAATTTGGATTCAATCGCAGAATACCTCAATGAATCCGCGATTCAACATGGCAATCATGCATTCAACACCGATGAGGAATCAGAGGAAACAGAACAAGAGGAAGAGGAACAAGAGGAACAAGAAGAACAAGAGGAAGAACAAGA